ATTTATATGAATCATATACAGTTTGGTGTGGAGATAATGGTTTTATGAAAATGAACAATGTAAACTTTGGCAAAGAATTAAAGAGATTAAATTATAATAAGAAACAAAAGAAAATAAGTGGTAAGGTAGTATGGGTTTTTGAAAAATTAGATAAAAGGTAACAGGTTGTATGTTAGGTTGTATGTAAAATAGTTTCACATACAACCTCTAAAAATACTACTGTGATAGTAATTATATGGTATAAGTTGTAGGTTGTATATTAAATTTATTATAGTTAAAAAAATAAATAATATAAAAAGTTATAGAATAATATCTATAGTAAATTTTTAATTTCACATACAACCTATTACCTATTGATAAAAACCTTATGGTAAAGGGATTTTAAAGGTTGTATGTGGTTGTATGAGAAAAGTATACATACAACCTTTTCATTATAATTATAATACCATGAAGTAATTTTGTCGCGACAAAATTGCGAAATGTTCCGTAGGACTAATAGCAAATTAATTATCTTGTGACATGTCAAACGAGAGCAGGAGTCTTGTAAGGCTTTGTCGCCTTACGCTTTCATAATTTCTAGCTATCGCGTCGAAATTCTGGTTATATTCTTTTAATTAATTTTTTGTTTGTATGGGAATAAGTCCTTAGTCGATGAAGGACTATAAGTGAAATAAATATTAATGAGGTTTTATATTGTCAAAATCGAAAGATGAACTTTATATTATTGGTGTAGATTTTAAAAACAATAGAGATAAATACAAGAAAATACTTAATACTAAAAATCCTTCTTGGAATGATTTAAATGAGTCTCAAGGATTTCCATTTAAATCTGGTGAACATTATAGGCAGTTTATCAAGAAAAGACAGGATCGCGATGGGACATTAAAGAAGTTGGATATTATTAAAAGTATTGTTGCTGATAAAAATAATATTGTAAGAAATGAAAAAATAGAAACTGAATCTACTCCTAATTATAAAGAATCTGTAGAAATCAAGCAAGATAATTCTCAAGTTTCTGATAAAGTTATTCCATTATCTGATGAAGAATTAAAAGATGTAAATTTTATTCTTAAATCACATAATTATAATCCTGAAGCATGGAAGTTAATTTCTGCTAAACATAGTATTTGGAATATAAATACTAAAGTTGATGGGATAAAGAAATTATATTCATCGAAAATTAGCGTAAAACCTCGGACGGAAATATTACTTAATGAAGATAATATTACAAAAACACTAGAAAAACTTATTAATAATTACTCTATTCCTTCTCCAAAATACATTAAATTTAATCCTATTGCAAATGGAGATTTACTTATTCTTAACATAGCTGATCTCCACTATGGATTAAAAAGCTATTTAGAAACAAGTAATAATGAATATGATGATGTAATTGCAACTAATAGATTTTTCTATGTAATTAATGATGTAATAAGTAGAATTAAACATAAAGAAATAGATAAGATTATATTATTAAACTTAGGTGATATATGTAATTTTGATACTCCATATCAGACTACAAAAGGAACTCCACAAAATGATCACTCTGTATCATATTATCAAATGTTTACGAAAGTATCTGATTTATTGATAAAAGCTATTGATATGCTATCACAAATTGCTCCAGTAGAAGTGTGGAATTGCAATTCTAATCATGATAGATATACTACTTTTGGAATATTTCAAGTTTTAAATTCTTGGTATAGAAATAATGATAATGTGTGGATTGATGTAGGAACATTGGATAGGAAATATATTAAGTATGGGAGAGTGCTCATTGGGATAAGTCACGATATTAATGAGAAGTCAGCTTTTAAAACAATACATAATGAAGCAAAAGAATATATTAGTGATTGTGATTATTTGTATTGGTTTGTTGCTCATCAGCATAAATTGATGGTGGTTGACGATTATGGAGTTGAGATTAGGAGATTACCTACGATTTCAAGTAACAGTGAATGGAGTTACGGGCAAGCATATACTGGAACAGTTAAAAAGAGTCAGAGTTTTATTGTAAGTAAGGAATATGGAATAATTGACATCATGAATGCTGTTATTAAGGATTAAATATATAAACAACAAGAAAGATTTATGAGGATAATTTTATGGCATTAGACAAAATCAAATTCAAAGAGATTATCAATGAGACAACAAATGAAACTTCATATCAAATAAACAATAAATTCGTCACAAAAGAAATATACGATTCAATCGAGCAAGATGACTCACTATATATCATGCCACCACTCCCTAAAATGAATGGAAGTCCTGAAAATAGCAATTCTCCCAAACCTAGTAATGTCACTAATGTCACTAATATTAATAAATATAGTTCGAATGATTCTGAATATGAGTCTAATGAAGAATGCGATTGTCCTCAATGTCAAGAATTGTTAGATATAATTTATACTATTAGAGAAATGGATGATTATGAAGCAAAGGAGTTATTAACTAATTACATAGACGCGATAAAAACAAAAACTGGTTTAGAAACATCTACTGAAATATATAGTCAACTTGGTAATGGAATGATTAAGGTTTCTGCTCAGTTGGATGTGCAATTGGATAATTTCATGAGTCAATTTGATGTGGTTGAAGAAGAATAGTTAGTGTTTATGATTTATTACAAAATAAAAAATAAAGGCAGGAATAAAAATGCGTGTATTTAATGCAGAATCAGGATGGGATAAAGAGGAACAAAGATGGATTCAAATATTAACTATCGACGGACAGGAAGTAGACTTGGAAACTTATGCTATGGAATTAGATAAAGAATCTAATGATAATGAAGAAGGTGTAATTGCTTATCCTTGTGATGATTGTCAAGATGATTGTCAAGATGATAATGAAGATGAAGATAATCAAGAACACGGAGAAGACTGCATGTGTGAAGATTGCTTAGATTTTAGGAGAGTAGTTTGTCTATCTGAAGCTGTAAAATTCTTATTTGAGAATGAATTGTGTCCTAAACATGTTTTTGAATTGCTTGGAGATATTTATGATAAAGCAAATTATGAAGGATATGAAGAGGGATACGCTGAAGCAAAAGAGGATATGAGAGAATTTTTGGAGGATTAGATTAAATAACGATTATTTTAACTCAGATAGTAGGCATTTCTTTTGAAGTGTCTATTTTTGTGCGTTAAAACACAAACAAAGATAGATTGGGACTAATTACCCCAATTGAAAGAATGGGTTCCTTATGCCCATTTTTCTTTGTTCTATAAAAATAAGGAAATACACTAATAAGGAGTGAAGAAATGAAAAAATTAATGTCCCATACATATGAATATGTATATAATTATTTTAAAGAGCGAGGATGCAAACTTATAAGTAAAGAATATATAAATAATAGAACACAACTAGACTACATTTGTTCGTGTGGAAATCCAAGTAAAATTTCTTTTAAAAATTTTAAAGGTGGAAACAGATGTAAAAAATGCATAAAAAATAATCCGACACGAAAAAATTGGAATGCTTTTATGAAAACAATGGAATTTGTTGAAGGATTTTTTAATAAAATGCAATGTAAATTATTATCTACAACATTTAATAATGATAAAGATAAGTTAAAATTTATTTGTTCTTGTGGTAAAGAAGATACGATTACCTTCGGAGCGTTTAAAAGAGGTTTGAGGTGTAAGACATGTTCAAATAATAAAAGTAGTAAAAATTTACCATATACCATTGAATTTATTGATTATTACTTTACATATTTAGATATGAAGCTTTTATCAAATATATATGATACTGCTCAAACTGAGTTAAAATATGTTTGCACTTGTGGAAACGTGGCGTATACTAATTTCGCAAGAATAACTATGGGTAGTAGATGTGAAAAGTGTGCTATCAGTAGAAGAAGCGGTGAAAATTGTCATATGTATGACGAAGGACAAACTACTCTTGTTATACATTTGCGAGATAGAATAGGACAATGGAAAAGAGACTCTATGAAATTATCAAATTACAAATGTATAATTACTGGGAAAAGTTTTGATGTAGTTCATCATTTATATGGATTTAATATAATATTAAAAGAGACAATGAATATATTAAATTTAAAATATTATGATGAAATTAATAAATATACAAAAGAAGAATTAATTAATATTGAAAAGATATGTTTTGAATTACATTATAAACATGGCTTAGGGGTTTGTTTAGTTGTACCAATACATAAATTATTTCATTCGAGAGATTTATACGGAATAGGAGATAATACGCCAGAAGAGTTTGAAGAATTTAAAGTAAGATTAAAATCAGGAGAGTTTAATGATTATTTATTAGAAAATAATTTAACTTTGGTAATTTAATATTTTTACAGTAGATAAATCTCATCAAGAAATTGGTGGGATTTCTTGTATTGTAAAAATACAGTACAAATAAAAATAACTGACTTTAATATTTAGAGTTTAGTCAGTGCTCTAGAAAGGATGATTGAAAATGTATCAAGAAAAAATGGTGGTCTGTCTCAAAAATAATAATAAAATTCTTAGAGAAAAAGAGGGAATAATTCAAATTCCATTTGGTTCAGAGTATTCTATATTTATTAAGAATATGGAATCAAGAAAAGCAAAAGTTAAGATATCTATTGATGGAGTAGATGTACTTAATGGTCAGTCATTATTAGTTAATCCAAATGATACAACTGAATTAGAAGGATTTTTAAATGATTGTGTAGCAAAAAATAAGTTTAAATTTATTCCTAAGACAAAAGAAATTTCTGAATATCGTGGAGATAAAATAGATGATGGGTTGATTAGGATTGAGTTTTGGTATGAGAAATCAAAACCAATTACTCAACAGATTAATCAAGTGTTTAATCCTATTAGCCCTTGGATTACTTATAAACAACCTACTTGGATAACTACTACGTCTAATATAGATATAAAATCTAAATCTGTACAGACTGATTGTTTGAGATCGTTTGACAATAATATTTGTCAAACAAGTTTTACTGCACAAAATTGTTCTTTAAATAATTCTGTAAATCTTAAAAGTTTTGATGAAGGAATTACGGTAAAAGGCGAAGAGATTAATCAAGGATTTAAATATGGAAATATTGGTGTATTAGAAGAAAATTCTCATGTGATTATTTTGAGATTAGTTGGATTTAATGATGTAGGAGATAAAATTGAGAAGATTGTTACTGTGAGCGATAAATTGCAATGTAAGATTTGCGGTAAAGTTAGTGGATCTAGTAGTAAATTTTGTGATAGATGTGGGAGTTATTTAGAATGATATAATTTATAAAAAATTTTACAATAGAGAAAAGACATCATTAAATTGGTGTCTTTTACTGTGTTGTAAAGATACAATACAAATTAAGAATGAGAGGAAGTGATTTAAGAATGACCGAACAAAAACAAGAGTACAAAGAAAAGGAAAGATATGTCTATATTTACAATCCAGAACAATCTTCCTATTATTTATCTCAAGGAATTCCATTAATTGATACGGGGATTCATCCTAAGACGAAGCATGTCTGGTTTAAGTTCTCTTGGGAAGCTACGGTAGATGTTTACGGTAAATGGTGTACGCGAACTAGATGATTATTTAGAATGAAAATGGTTAGTTGGAAAGTTAATAAAATAAAAATAAGAATGAAAGTAGGAATTAATAATGGAAAATAAAAATAGTTTTAATGAATTAGTAATCAAAGGAAAGACAAAAGTTTGTGGTATTGAGATATCAAATTTATATGGTGGATTTAGCGATGATCAAAAATCAATATTGGTAAAAACTGTAGCTGAATTACATAAAAGACCACTAAAGAAAATTAACGAATTAATTAATAAACATATAGAAGATAAATATTTTAAAGAAGGAATTGACTTTATTGATTTGAAAAACTCAGTCCTTTCAAAGGACTCACTTTTAGAATTGGGTTTTACTAAACAATCAATAGGAAATGCACATAATATATATCTCCTATCTCAACAGGGATATACACTTTTGCTTAAATTACTTGATTCAGAATTGGCAATGAAACAATATAAAATAGTAATTAGAGATTATTTTAAGTTAAAGGAAGAAAAAGAACTTAAAGAACCTAATATAATATATCTTACACACGAAGAGGTAGAGCAACTAGTTACTAGAAAAGATGGAACAATTAGGCGTAAAAGAGAGGTTGGTTCAATATCAACATTTATTCAAAGAGGAGAATTACCAAATAATAGAATATCATATGCCAAAATTACGAATATTACATATGATATTTTATTTGGTATGTATACAAAAGAAATAAAAGAACATTTAGATTTAAGACAACAAGATAATCTTAGAGATTTTCTTTCAACTCCTGACTTATCTTTAATTAGAGAAATTGAAGATGAAATTCATTGGATGTGCAAGAAAGGATATACTTGGAGAGAAATTTATAGAGATTTAGTAAAAGAATATCCTGATCAAATTGAACCAATTAAAGCAGAGAAGTCTATTAAGGAGTTAAAGAAAGCAAAGAAATTTGCTATAGATAGTAATGAGTTTAAGAAGTTGACTTGATATGGATTAATATAAAGGGCACGGCACTTAATGTCGTACCTTTAATAAATAATATTTTGTAAGTTATAAGACGTTTTCTGTGTGGATGGAAATTGTGTTTAGATTATAAAGTTTTGTGATTAAGTCGATAATCCAAGCAGAAATGTTTGGATTATTTGTTATTCACAGGAATATGTGGATTAAAGTTGAGAGGTAATTTGGGAGTAGCTACCCATCTCTACACGCCTCTCTTCTTTCTATTTTTTAGTGTAGAGAACAATAAATGTGTAGAAAGAAGGAATTAGAGATGGAAGAAGTTAATACGGATAATCAAGAGATTAAGATGAAAAAGTGTAGTAAGTGTAAAGATAGTTTTCCTGCAACTAAAGAATATTTTAATGGAGACAAAACTAGACCTGATGGATTATGTTATGTATGTAAAAAATGTAAAAGTCCAGAGAAAAAGAAGTATAGAAATATACCAGATGAACATAAAAGATGTAGACAATGTAAAAATGTTCTACCATTAAATAAATTCAATAAAAATAAAAGATCATTTGATGGAGTTATGAATATATGTATTGAATGTCAACTTAATAATCGAGGTAAAGAATATAATAATACTGATAAGAAGTGTATAAAATGCGATAGAGTATTTCCATTAAATGAAGAGTATTTCCAAAAAGATAAATTATGCTTGGATGGATTTAGGAATATTTGCAGGGAGTGCAAAGGAGAAAAGTTCGGAGTTCTGAGAAAGATTCAAAAATGGACTAAAGAAGATAATGACATATTAATTGAACATTATCCATTTATGAGCAATGAAGAATTAGTTGAGATATATTTTCCAACTAGGACATTTTATCAAATATCAGATCACGCAAGCAGGGTCTTAAATATACATAAAGATGAAGAGTATTTAAAATATCGGGCATGGTCAAAGGAACAATTAGAAGTTTTAATAAATAATTATTCATTTACAGATATGGAAGAATTAGTTCAATTATTAGGCAAGAATAAAGGCTTGATATCTCAAAAGGCGAGTGACTTAAAATTAACAAAAGACTATTGGTGGGATAAAGATGAAGAAATACTTTTAATAGAAAAATATCCATATATGAAAACTGAAGATTTGGTTGCAAAGTATTTCCCAGAACGAGGTTTTAATTCAGTAATAAATAAAGTTAGTCAGTTGGGTTTATCAAAAGATGATGATTATCTTTATAAAATTAGAGTGGAAACTGGAACAAAAAATCTAGAATTGATACCTGATCAAAAAGGAGAAAATAGTCCACGTTGGGTTGAGAGGGTTAAAATAATTTGTGATCAATGTAAATGCGACATAGAACTTACCCCTTATAATACACAAAACCAAGAACATTATTTTTGTTCAAGGGAATGTATGGGAAAATGGAGAAGTGAAAATTTAAGTGGTGAAAATAGTCCTGTATATGGCAGGGCAGATGAAATTTGGACTCCTGCGATGCGTTTAAAAGCGGCAGAAAATGCAGTAATAAGATTAAAAGAACTTAATTTTTCTAAGAAACCAACAAAACCTCAATTGATAACAAATAATTTATTAGATGATATGTGTGTAAATTATGAAAATGAATATGATTGTAAATATTATTTAATAGATAATTATTTAACTGATTATAATTTGATGATTGAAGTCATGGGAAATTTCTTTCATTGCAGTCCAGTAATGAATTTAGAAAATAGTAGAAAAACAAAGATAATTGGTAAAGACAAAGCAAAACATACATATATTAAGAAATATAAAAATATTGAAGTATTGTATCTTTGGGAAAAGGATATTCATGAAAATATAGATGTATGTAAGTCTTTGGTTGAGCAATATATTAAAAATAATGGTATTTTAGAAAATTATCATTCTTATAATTATCATTTAAAAGATGGAGAACTTGAATTAATAGATAATTTATATGTAATAGGATATTAGAATAGTTTCCTAAATATAAAAAGGAGAATGTTTATGGCAGGTAGACCAAAAGGAAAAACACAAGGCAGACCACCAGTTGTAAAAAAGGAATGTGATAACTGCCATAAAGAATTAGCAGTAGCACAATTTTATAACACAAATTCTGTCTTGTCTGTAGATGGTAAATTAAATATATGTAAAGTTTGTGTTAAGTCGATGCTAGATTATAATAAAATAGAAACGGTTTATAAAATACTTCAATTATTAGATATTCCATTTATTTATTCATATTGGAGAAATGCAAAAGAAAATAATCCAGAAGATCCATGGAGCAGATATATTACAATGGCAAACTCTAAAATAAATGAATTTAAGAAATCAACATGGAAAGATAGTAAGTTTGAACCAGATAGTATTAATCCAGTTAAACTTAATATGAATCAAGCTATAATGACTAGCAATCATTTTGATGTAACAAATGAAATGATATTAAAATGGGGAAATAAATATGAACAAAATGATTATTATGAATTAGAACAATTTTACAACGACATGCAAAGAACAAATAGTATTGAAACTACTCAAGATATGATTTATTTAAAGAAATTAGCGATTATATCTTTGAAAATGGATAGAGAGTTAGAAGAAGGAAATTACGATGAAGCTAAAAAATTAGGAGACTTATTTTCTAAATATATGGCAGACTCTAAATTTCGTGCAATGGATAAAACAGATGCAGATAAAACTGGTGGGATTCGTAATTTTTCCACTATTTATACTGAAGTAGAGAAAGATGGTTTTATTCCTCCTTGGGAGTATTATAGAAAAATAAAAGGTATAAGTCAAGATATAGTAGACAAAACTATTATGCATATTGAAAATTTTACTTTAAAACTTAATAAAGCGGAGAAAATGATGACTCCTCCTTATGATACACCTAAATTAGATTTAGATGAAATTGACACGGACAACAAAATAATAATTAATGATATAGAAGTTGATGTTGATGATATTATTGGAGATGGTGATAATGGCATCACATAATAATTTTAGTAAAAAAAATAGAGCGACAAAAGATAGTAATGCATTTTTAGATCCTCAAAGTATAGAAACCAACAATATAAATAATCTACAAATAAAAAGTTTTGAAAATGTAAAGGAAAAATGGAGAGAATTATGCAGTTATTTCCGTTGGTATCCAGATAAATTTCTTGACTATATTTCTCCTCCAGATTCTAAAATACAGCTTTATTACTATCAAAGGGTATATTTAAGAATAATGATGAGATATAGAAAAGTTTTTTTAACTGCAACTCGTGGAACTTCAAAAAGTTATCTTCAAAATTTAGCTTTTATCTTAAAATGTATTTTTTACGAAAAAACCAAGCTGTTTACGTGTGCGGTAGGGAAAGAGCAAGCTGCTAAAATTACAGCAGATAATATCAATGATATATTTGAACATTACCCTCTATTAAAAAAAGAAGTTAAGACATTTGTGGAAAATAAAGATTATACAAAACTAATATTTCATAATGGTTCTAAGTATGATGTTGTCCAAATGAGAGATAGCACCCGTGGAGGACGCAGATATGGTGGGGCAATTGAAGAAATTTCTGATAAAAAGTTTGATGGAAATATACTCAATGCAGTAGTAATTCCTTTAATGGCTAATGATAGAATCGCTGCATGTAGTGGTGTTGACCCAGATGAAATACATAAATGTGAATTATATATCACTACAGCAGGAACTCAACAACAGTTTTCTTATGAAAAAATGTCAGAAGTTTATCAAGATATGCTAAATGGAAAATCTGCATTTTGTATAGGCAACTCATATGAATTGCCATGTATGTACGGTCAATTGGACATTGATTTTATTGAAGAATTACGTGAATCTCCAACTTATTCCATATTAGACTTTATGCGTGAGTATCAAAGTATATGGACTGGATCAAGTTCTGATTCGCTTGTTTCGGATGAAAAATTACAGAAATGTAGAACTGTCCCAATTGCAGAATGGGAACATTGTGGAGACGCTAATGTAATTTATTGTTTGGCATATGATGTTAGTAGAAATGAAGGAGACGAAAATGCTCTCTCTTGTTTATCTGTAATAAAATTAACTCCAAAAAACAGTGGTAATTATGCTAAAGAAGTTGTTAATTTATTTTCTATGGAAGGTCAA